TCGTGGTTCAGAGAAGGGGATCGGGGGTCCCGTAAGTGAGAACGACCGGAATGGTCGCGGCCTTGAAGCCTTCGGCTCCCTCAATGGCCAGATTGATCGGAGCAGGTGATTCCCCGATCGCATAGTCGCAGAGCCCGCCCAGAGTGCGGTCCGCATCGATCGCCGCGTGGATGGCCAGCTTTAGAGTGTCGAACGCGGCCTCGCGCGCGGTCTCGGTGCCCTCGACCACCACATCGACCTCGGCGCGGTGCTCGTAGACGTAGAGGGGCGGCGACATGAGCGCCTCCGGCGTGCCTGGGCTTCCGTCGCGCAGAACCATAACGCCTGCAGCGGGGATGCGCTCAGGTAGCACAGCGTTTCGGAGCATCTTCGCGCCGTAAGGCAAGCGGCCAAGGAGCGCGCTGTGAAGCGCCTGCAGAACGGCTTCGCTCTTACTGGGCATCAGGTGCCTTCCTTCCAGTTCGAGACGATCAGGCCCGGCACACGGTTCGCCCAAGCTTCGCCATCACGGGCGAGGTCAAGCCGCTTGCGCAGATTGACCTGCGGCACGAGAATGAAGATCGGTACCGTCGCGACGCCCCGGCCGGTCTTGGACCGGGACGCCACCGCGCGGCCCTTGGTGTTGAGGCGCGATTCCGCGACCAGCAGGCTCGGCGCGCCACGTCGATAAACAAAGCGCAGCCGCAGGCCGGTCCGCTGCTCCCAGCCGCCCGGCGTGATCCGCTTGTTTCCGACGCCCTTGGCACCCGCTGCGGGCGTGGGGATCGCGAGATAGAAGCCGTTCTTGGACCGGATCAGCGCGCCGCGCTCGAAAGCGCCAATTGCCTTTGGTGCGTTTGTCCAGACCATCGTCGCCGCGTTCAGCGAGTCCATGCCCTTGGGATAGACCGCCGAGCGGATGGTGCGGGCGAGGCGCGTGCCCAGCCCAGCGCCGAGGATTTGTCCGCGCCAGTCATTCTTGAGACCTGTTCCAGCCTCCGCCATTGCGCGGGAAACTGCGCGCTCGCCATCAGCGCTGACCTCGCGCATTTGCTCGACGATGTTGCCGACAATGTTGAGGCCAACCCTCACAGCGTGCGCCCCTCGACCGACCAGACCAAGCGCTCGCGATCACGCACAGGCTCGGAGCGCACCTCAAAGAGCTCACCTGCAATCTCGAGCGTGTCGCCCTTTGCAAGCGCTGGCACCTCCGAGACGCGCAAGTCGAGGGTCAGAGTGTCCGTCACAAAGCGGCTGTCGCCAAAGTTGGCCAGCTGGTCAGGCGCCTTCCGGATCACCCGCACAAGAGTGCCGGAGCCTTTGCCGCCCGCCCGGTAGAGAGCGTCGACAGCCATGTTCGGGTCTTCAAACAGAAGATCGATGGAGGCGGCGAAGGCGTTCATGATCAGGCCGTCACGCCAGCGCCGTTCAAGCGCACGCGTCCGACAATTTCGCCAGCGGTCCCGCCGACAGAAGCGACAGCAACGCCGATCAGCTTGTTGGTGCTGGCTGTTGCTGTGCAGGCGGTGCCAGTCCAGTAGACCAAAGCGCCGACCGTCCAAGCCTGACTGGCCACCTTTGGCAAATCGTAGACGCCAGTCAGGTTGATGACGCCTTGCGCACCATTGGCGATCGCACCGGCCGCCACGCCGAACAGGCTGCCGACGAGGACACCGGCGCCCGACGCAATGTCGGCACCGGCAGTGATGGTGAGCGTATCGCCCATTGCTACAAAGTTCTTCATGGGTGTTCTCCCGCTGAATGTGGTGGTTTGCTGGGCCCCGATCAAGGCCCAGCATCAATTGGAGTTTAGGCGGGGGCGGCGCCCGCGTTCTTGTACATTCCGCGCCAGTCGATCGCTTTGGCCGCGAAGTCGTGACGCGCCTTGATCTCCATGCCGTCGACCTCGAAGCCCATCCGGGTTTCGGTGAAGACGCCTTCCTGTCCGTCGAGGTAAGCGTATTCCACCGTGTCGATGCGCGAAGGATCAGCAGCGAGGAACCAAGGGTCCTGACCACTGGCCGGAATGAGGCGCGGTTCCTCGATCACCTGCATGCGCCCTGCGTACGGGTTCACGTCAGCGGTGTTTGAAGGCGTGGTTGCCGTGATCTGCTTGCGGGCCTCGACCGAGCGCTGACCTGGCGGCACGATGATGTATTGCGGCAGGATGCTGATCTTGCGACCTTCAATCCCGGTCTGCAGCGCGAACTTGCGGTAGGCTTCCGAAAGCGAAGTTTCACCGATCACCGAAGCGGTGCCGACGTTGCCATGGGCAGCATCGAACAGAGCCACGCTGTCGCCCATTGCTGGGTTCTGCATCAGGATCGAATAGACGATGTCCGATTCCAGATCGGCTGCAGAAGCACCGAAGGCAGCGGGCACGCGGGTGAAGGCATCAAGGTCGTCGTTGATCAGCGTCTGGCGTGTGATCGAGACGATCCGGCCATAGGTCGCCAGTGCATAGGCTTCTTTCGCCTCGCCAATGGTCCCGTACTGGAACTCACCGGACTCGAGCACCTTCTCAAGATCAGGCGCGCCGCCCAGCTGCGTGCGATTCACGGGCTTGAAGTCCGTAATCGTCGCGCGGCGCGCCCAAGCACCAAACGTGCGCGGGGTGCCATCGTAAGCCGCGCGCAGCGTCTTGTTCGCGACGTTCGCGAGGATCGCCGGGAAGTCGCTGGTTGAGTGATAGCCGACAGAGGCACGCGCCTGGAATGCGACACCGGCCAATTCCATCTTGGACATGCCGCGTGTGCTGACACCAGCGCGATCAAGGGCGTGACGAGCCATCTCGATCAGCGAAAGGCCACGGAATTCCCGACCATTCGCGGTCAGCTCGTGCCGACCGGGATTGTGGCGATGCATCAGCGCCTCTGTCATTGCGTCGCGGTACTGGACCTCGCGCTCGCCGGTGCCGCGCGCCTGAGCAGGGGTGGGTTCGGGTGTGCGACCTGCCGGATCGGTCTCGACCAGCTTGTCGAGGATCCGCGAGCGCGCCTGATCGAGCGAAATGCCGTCCCGGATCAGCTGATCGCGAAACGCGGGTTCAAGACCGTGACGCGAGCAAAGCGTGCCAATCTCTGAGGAGCGAGTGCGCTCTTCTGCGCGGATCGCTTCTGCGTCGATCACCGGCGCTTGCGGGGTGGTGGTCGCCTCGGTGGTTTGGGCGGCGCGGATCTGCTGGCCCGTGTCTTCGCGGACGGCCGTCGTTTCATCACCGGCCGCATTGGGGTTGTCTTTGGGCATCTCTGCCTCCTTTCCAGAAGCCGCATTTGCGGCAGTTGTGTCGCGCCGGGTGATGACGCAGGGGTTGCGGGTCTCTTGTCCGGATTGCTCCGAGCGGATTGTCGCGCCGGGATCGGCGGGCATTGCGACCGCCGAAATCTCGTAGGGTTCCCAATCGACGGCGCGCCATAGCTCGCGAGCGCCGTCCGTCTTGGTGATGTCGTATCGGTGCACCCGGTAGCCGACCGAGACCTTGTTGATGGTGCGCTCGAGGATGCGCTGAATGGCCGGTGCCGCGTCCTCAGCGCTTGTGAGGCGGATTTTAGCGGTGCCTCGGCCGTTCTCGACGCGCACGGAGCCCGGCACGACCGATCCGAGGACATTGGACACACCGCCCCGAGTCTGGTGGCTGTCCAGAAAGGGTGCGCCTTCGTTGAGACGATCGAGCCGGATCGAGTTGCCGTCGACCAGCAGCTCTTCGTCATATTCGACGCGTTCGTCCCAGCCTTCCCATCGTGCGCGCTGGACCGTGGCCCCGGTCGTCCAGATGATATCGATGGTGCGCTCGGCCTCGTTGATCGTGTCGGCGCGCACCATCGCCTCCCGCCCGATAAGGGGCAGGTCCAAGGTGTCTCTCGGCATGTGTATTACTCCGTTGCTGGCTCGCGCGAGGGCGCGGCGTTGGGGTCAGCGGTCTGGACGAGACCAGCCTTGGTGACCTTTCGAGGGTCGGCGTCAAAGACGAGTTCGAGCTCGTCCATCTTCGCATTGAAGTCGGCGGCTTCTTTGAGGAGCTCTTCGGGATCGTATCCGCGCCGCGCGATCTGCTGCGGGATCGTGGCGAAGCCGGAGCGCACCTCGAGCAGGTCTGCCTGCGCGTCCTGCAGCGGGTTCACGCTCTCGAAGCGAGTCGGGCCCCACTCGGCGAAGATTTCAACGCCGCGCGGCAGCAGGCCCGCGTCCTGGGCATACTCGATAAACCATCCCCAAATGCGCTCGCAGAACATCGGAATGACGGTCTGCCACTGGATTTGCTCGATCATGCGGCGAAACTCGTTCAGCCCAGCACGGGTGCTCGAGAAATTCGCTTGGCTCATGTCGCCGGTCATCAGCGCGTATGGGACGCGAAAGCCCGCTGAAATCAGATGCTGCTGGCCGCGCAACCACTCGCCGATGCCGCCCGTTGAGGTGGGCTGGTTGAACTTGATGTCCTTCCCGTTGCGGGCATAGGCGATCAGACCGGGCTCGAATTGCTCGATGCGGTGGCCTTCTGAATCCTCGACTGAGGGTGCGATCCCCTGGTCCGCTTCTTCCGCGCCAAAGACGATCCCGACAAGGCAGGCTTCCGTCTTCTTTCGAACCAGCTCTGCGGTCTGCCAATCGTCCAGATCACGGATGTGCCGCATGGCGGGCGTGCCCCATGGGACGCCGCGGGACTGGACGCGCTGGCGCTCGAAGAGGTGTGCCACGCGCTCAGCCGGGATCCGGATTGACTCGAAGCGCCGACCGAACACGGTGACCGTGCCGCCCGGGTGATCCGGGAACAGCCAATAGCCGGAGCGCCGACCGTTGCGGTCAAACTCAATCCCCTGGTCGATGCGCACGCCATCCGGACCGTTGTCCATGCGCGCGGCGTCAAGATGGTCGGCCTCCCTCAGTTCGATCTGAAGCGGCACCAAGCCCGGCCCGCGTCTGTTCGTCGGACGCGCAAGCGCAAACACCTCGCCACCCTCGATCATTTCGCGCACAGCAAGGTTCAGCAGTCCGTGAAAGTCGGTGTGGCCGTGGCGGTCGCAGTTGCGCGACCAATTCTTCCAAAGCGCGTCGACGCGCTCGTTCAGGGCCGGGTCACTGGTAGCGGCGCGCGGCCGGATCCCGGTGCCCACGATGTTGTTGACCAAAACCTGCACAGCCTGGGCGGCCATGGGGTTGTTGCGGACCAGATCGCGCATGCGGTCGCGCAGGATCGGCCCAGCGCCTGCGATTTCCTTGTCGGCGGAGTTGCCAGTGGCCCGCCAGCCGTCCGTCCCGCGCCCTTTGGATGCGGATTCGTATCCGCGTTTACGCTCGATCGCGTCACGGGCGTAGAGCCGTCGCAGCGCCGCTTCAGGCGAAAACACTGCGACGGCTCTGTCGATCAGGCCATAACGCAAGGGAGGAGGAATGCGCTCGGCCATCAGGACCTCCGGAAGCTGGCAAATCCAGCGATTGGCAGTTTCTTTCCAGTCTGCGATGCCAGATCGGCCTCGATCGTGGCGATGATCTGCCTCATCTCGTTCAGGGACCGATACTTCGTGGTTTTCCCATCGTAGCTGACCTCAGTTACGCCGGAGGCGTAGGCCCGCTTGATCGCGTCGAGTTGTGCCTGCGTAAATCCAGCCATTTTAGAACCATTTCCTGCCCCGCCTGCCCATCCAGTCGGACGAGCGGCGCGGCTGCTGCTTTGTTGATGGCCGGTTTGGAACACCTGCTGTTGCAGCGATATCCACCCGGCCAGTGTTGATCTGTTCTTCGAGCTGTTCCCAGCGTCGATCGTCCCAGCGGTCGAGACCCATCAGCCAAGCGGATGCGCGCGCGTAGACGCGGCAGTCCAGCGCCTCGTTTCGGTCGCGCGATTTCTGCCATTCAAGCTTCTGAAAGCCCTGCCGTGTCTTGATGGTCATCAGCTGCTCGGCTGTCAGCTGCTTCATCCATTCGGCGGGCGTTCCCTTCGGAATGTGGATATAACCGGTCGGCCACTCCGATCCCGCGGCAATGTCCTCTTCCGTCGGCGCGTTCAGGCGCAGGAAGCGATAGGTCTCGCTTTTGAATACTGCGCCCGCGACCTTCCAGAGTTGAACACCGCGCCGGAGTTTGCGACCGCCCTCAGTCGTCTCGACGTAGGTCGGTCCGTCCACTGGCGTTGATCGGTCAAAGCCCGCCACGCCCTTGACCGCGAGCACCTGACCGCGCCCGACCGAACGAACCCACGAATAGACCGCGTCAGTCGTCACGCCGTCACCGGAGTCGATCGCCATTCGTGCCAGAGCCATGTTGGCGCCACCCTCGTGCGGCCAAGTTGTGTTCAAGAACTCCGTCAGCTTGGCCCAGATTTCAGGCCGTGCGGTGTCGCCCTCGATAACGATGTGATCGACCAGCCAAGAGCGCAGGTTCCGGCCCCAG